CCTCGACAGCGGTGAAGTAGCTGCCGGAGCTCCACGCTTCGAAGATGCCGACGTGGTCGTACACACCGTCGAGGTTCCAGTCGTAGCAGACAAGGTCGCCGGCGATCGGGGTGTCGACGGTGGTGAGCCCGTTGCGGTTCGCCCTGGCGTCACCGACGATGTACGGCACGTACGAATAACGTTGGCCGCGGGCGAACACCGGCGTGTTGCCGCTATTCACGAACGCCCACGTCTGAAACATCGCGCACCAGGGTTGCCCGTCGAGGCCGTACCAGGCGCCGTATTTGGTCTGGTTGCTGTTGGGGGGCGATTCGACGGTGCCGATCTCACCCGTTGCGAGCTCCAACGCTTTCTGTCTGAGTGTGCTGGTTTTCGGGTCGGGTTCGTGGCCTTGGAACATGTTCCAGGCGTCGCCGATCAGGCGGGCGGCGGTGGCGTCCATCGCCATCTGGCCGGCGTTCGGCAACCCGTCAGGGATTCGAATAGACCGGAGCAGGTTAAAACTTGTGCGGCCTATCCAGCCGGTCGGGTCGATCTTCGACTGGCGTTGCACCCCGGCGACACCCGTGTCGATCACATTGCCCCCGGCGAGGCCGTGGGCGAAGCCGTTGTTGTAGCTGTCGTCGAACCTCGAGGCGGGGCCTTCCCACCGCCCGGCACGCCAGATCGTGCGTTTGTAGGCGACCACGTCGGGGCCGTCGCTGGAGGGGGTCTTGCCGTACCGGGACGCGTCCGTCGGATACAACGGGCGCGGGAACCCCGGCACCTTGACCATCGGGCCGCCCGGGTACGGCTGCTGCCACCAGTCGCTCATCGTGTGCTGATATGCACCCAGGTCGGGGTGCCGGTAGCCGACGGCTTCAACGCCGCCGTGTACGTCCAGCCGGTGTAGTTCTGGGTCGGCGACATCGTCAGCGTCGTTGTGCCTGACGCGCCCGCGGCGGTGAGCGTCTTCTCCATGAAGAGGCTGACCGACTGGCTGGGGCTGTCGTTCAGGCCGCGCCGGCGGAACGTCCAGCCGGTCGCGGTCGCCGAGGCGGCGACGTTGTTTTGGAGCATGGCGATCCCGACGGCCAGGTCGTTCGGCACCGTTGACGTGACCGACGGGAGCACGGGGGAGCCGACCGATGATTGGACGGAGCCGAAGTCGCCGATCGCGTCAACACTGGCGCCCTGGTAGGCGAGAATGCTGATGTTCGTCCATTGGTTCGACGGGGACGTGATCGGCACGGTTGCGCCTTCGGTGCCGGTCGCGGTGCGGGTGTAGATGGCGTGGTAGTAGCCGCTGCCGCCGTTGTGCCCGACGGCCAATGTCCACCCGGACGGCGTGTTCACGGCGACGCTGCCGACCGCGGTGGTGATCGTCATCAGCAACAGGTCGCCGGCGACCACACCTGCCGGCATCGTCGCGTCATGGGTGGTGGTGGCGGAGTGGGCGGTGTCCGCCGCCGACCGGTACGTCGGGGCCGCCGCGACGCTTTGTTTCTGGTACAGGTCGGCGGTCGCGCTCGAGATGTCTTCGTACAGGTCGCCGAGCACGCCGAGCCCGGAGGCGGGGGCGCCGCTGCCGACCCGGTAGGTGGTCCCGCCCGCCGGGACCGCCTGCCAGGACAGGTCGTCGCGGAGAAACTTGGTGCCGTCGGGGGTGCCGGTGAACGCGGCGGTGATCGGCTGCCAGATCACGGCGCCGCCGACGGTGTGCAGCCAGGTGCCGTTCGCGCCGGGTTCGATCATCGCCGGGGTGACGGAGCCGCCGCTGCCTGCCGGCGGGGTGGGGGTGTCGGCCGGGTTGCCTGCCGCCAAACCGGCCTGGTACAGGTCGAACACCTGGGCGGCGGTCAGGGAGGCGTCGTAGCCAACAACGGCGCCGTAGTAGCCGGCGAGGTTGTTGTAGCTGCCCGACCCGGTGTTGACCGGTTCGCGGCAGACGATCACGAGCGAGCCGGTGCTGCCGGCCGGATCTGTGATCGTGCTGAGGACGGCGCCGTCGTAGTAGAGGAGGGCGTGGGTGCCGTCGCCGACGACGACGTATTGGTGCCATTCGTTCAGGGGCGGCACGATCGTGGACGTGAACGTGGTGCCGTAGCGGCGCAGATACACGTGGCTGGTGGCGTCGAACGCGAGCCCCCACCAGGTTGTGCCGCTCGAGCTCGAGGCGTCGTTGCAGAACAACGCGCCCGGCAGGTTCGCCGACCGGCGGAACCAGACCTCGAGGCTGAAGCCGGTTTGCCCGTTCCCCCAGCTGCCGCCCGGGTTCGAGGTGGCGAAGCAGATGTTGCTGTTCTGCGCCTTCCCGCTGTAGGTCTGGCTGGCGAACATGTGCGCGTCGGTTGAGCGGACGAACCGGGTGGTGGGTCCGCCGCCGGCGCCGATCGTCAACGTGTGACCGTTGCCGGTGATGTCGTCGAACTGGCCGTCCGCGTCGTCGTCCTGGAACACCCATTCGAACCTTGGCCCGATCGTCGCGACCAGGTCTTGCCAGGCGTTCGGGTCGCGGGGCGGCGGGCCAACCCCGGACAGGCAGGGGATCGGATCACTCCCGCCGGGGCAGTGGTCGCGGCCGTGCATGACATGCGTCTTTTGCGCCATCAGGTGGGGAACGACCCGTAGTAGCCCTTCGGCGACACATCCAACGTCAACTCGATGTACGGGTTCAATCCGCCGGGGCGGGCGTTGTAGTGGATGCCCTCGATGTAGAAGTCATGGTTAAAGCCGCCACCGCCACTATGGGTGGTGGTGAGATGGACGATGTCGCTGATCTCGACGCCGCAGACCATCGACCACGTCGCCGGCCCATACGTGCTCGCCGGGTCCCGTGTTTTGATGGTGAGTTGGCCGACCCGGACGGTCGGGGCGATCGGTGTGGTGGAGTAGTTGTCGACCACCCACTGCGCGAACCGTTTCGTCTCGGCGACACCGTCGGTGGGGGTGCCGCCGACGGGAGCGGTGATGCCGCCGCGGGTCAGCAGGTTCTCGGCCGACCACGACCGCAGTCCGATTTGGGCGGCCCCGGCGGCGTCCTGCACGTACTGGGCTTCGATGTCGCCGTCGGCGATCCCCTGCGGCGTCGCCAACGCCGACGTGTACAAGCTGGTGTCGTCCAGGCTCGCGACCAACGGCGGCGAGATGCGAACGACGTTGGTCGGGTCGGCCGCAGCAGCTTGGTCGTCGCCGCACTGCCACGTCGCGATCTGGTAGTCCGCCTCGGCCGGCTGAAACCTTGCGTAGCGGCCGTGGAAGACAACACTTCCGGGCAGTGTGGAGCCCCGACCCTGGCAGCCAACGAACAGGTTCGCCATGTCGGGGAACTCCGCGTCGGCGGTGTCCTCGAGTACCTGTAGCACGGTCGACCTGGGCGCGACCGACAGCGCGAGTAGCTGGACGTTGCCGGTGAAGATCACTCTGAGCGAGGTCGGCCAGTGGGCGTCGTCGAGGACCTTGTTGATGCGGGTTTGGCAGGCTGTCAGGGCGAGGTCTTCGTTGAAGAGGATGTTGCCGTCGACGTAGTCGTCGCCGAACGCGCCGGGCACCATCTCCATCGCCGCGAACAAGGCCATCGCGTCAACAAGCGAGATGGTGACGTTCGCCCACTGTTCGGTCTGGTAGGGCTGCCACTGGATTTGCGAGATGAATCCGCGGAAAAGGGTGAACCAGGCGTGCCCGCCGGTCGGGTTCTGCAAGCTGATCTGGGCTTGCACCAGGGGTCCCATCGGCTGGCCGGCGTTCAGGCGGCCGTAGAACGCCCCGGTGGTGTTGGTCGGGTCGAAATCGCCGGTCTTGTCGACCAGGTTGATCTGGGCGGTGCCAGTGTCGGTGCGGCTCATTTCGTTGGGGCGGCCGCGGTCGATGCTCCAGGACTGCACCGCGTAGTCGAGGTCGATCCTTTGCCAGGTCGGCGACGCGGTCAGGGCGTAGTCGGCGGGTGCGAGCTCGATCCCGGGCATCAGCGTGTCGCGCCGGTCGTCCCGGCCGCCGAACCCCTTTGCTGCGTCGAGGTGTGCTTCCCGCGGCGTTGGATGATCCGTACGACTTCGTTCGCGACCTTGGCTGG